GGGCATTTTCTCGCTGTCCCCAACAAGCGCATCCATCCACATGAATGGAGCAGTGGCACTTTCTCCGATGGTGCGTTCAAGCCGACCGACTATGTCGAGAGACTCGGGAAGTGCGTTTCTCCAAATCATTATGCCATATCTTGGGTTGTCAATGTATTCGCCGGTTATGTTCATATCCCTATTCCAATCGTTATATAATCGTGTAAAACGCAGGAGTTGTAAATCGTTCTCCTGAGGTGACCATGGTGACTCCGTGTAGGTAGTGTACATCCCCGGGGTGTAGAACCGCAAGCCCCGGTTGTGGCTTAACAACGATATCATGTTGAGGATAGTACAAATCTCCGCCCTCAAAATTGTTGTTATAGTAAAACAGTGAATTCAAATCATAATTGACAAACGCATTAGGACGACCGTCGTTGAGCTGTTTGTCGGCGTGGGGTCTTTGTTCATTCCCTGGGAACCATCGCATAATTACTGGGCGACGACTCTCAACGCTAACCTTAAAAATATCTTCAATAACAAGTTTCATTTTTAAAATATATCTATCTATAATGTCATAAACCTGCGGGCTTATGCGTGAAAGTATGTCGTAACTACATGTTCTATCATTCCAATAGTCGGCGTTATACAGACATGTTCCATCGTCGGCAAACACGCTTTCGGCCTCATTATTCCACTCGTTTATTAGGGGGCAGAAGGCCTGTATTACCTTCAGGTCATCAATGTCAACAAAATTTTCTAATATGTGGATATTATCCGACGATGTGCCAAAATGACCTGGTTTGATATTCCATGCTCCGAACTCAGAATCAAACTTCCCTACAGCGACTTGAGTATTTATGTCCATGTTCGCATCCTATCATCAGTAGCGGTCTGATATGACTAATCTATCCTCACAGTCATACATTGCTTTATCATATATATTTCCCGCTAATTCTAAAACTCTTGAAAATTTGTTACTTGATAGATAGGACAATATTTCAGTTCTGGATGTGCTATTTATTTTCTCGTATGCTTTTGTGGGTTGCGGTTTTTCAGTGTGCCCCATACATCTGCCCATACACTGCGCTAGGTCATATTCGCTAAGTTTTTTGATAGTTTCAAAGTCTATGATGAAAATATTGTCTTTATTTCTAATTAAGAATTGGGTCATTTTTATATAATGCATAAATTTTTCTTCTATATACTTATAGCCATATTCTTGATAAGTGTACTTTTGGAATAATTGAGTGGATGGTTTAAATTGCCAATTTGTACTATATAGCAAGTCGGATATTAGCGATGTCATGCACCCCAACGGCTCTCTGAGTGTCATAAAAACGATAAGACCTTGGTCTATTTGCTTTTGTATGTTTTTTGTTTTGTGACTTAGAGGCTCTGGAATATCTATTTTAGGAAAACTATTTAACAACAGCAACCTAATATATTGATTCCCCTGCCTTGGGTGACCGTCTACCGCTATTTTAATTAAATTATCACTATTTCTTGTGTAGTGGATATTCCCTAGTTCGTCAAGTCTAAATTCGGATATGTCATCCATGTATTGACTTTACTCAAATGCCAATAGGCAACAGTAGTCGGTGTTGCTCATATCTGTTATCCCTATTTAAAGGACGGTGGAAAGAACGGTGGAAAGAACGGTGGAAAGAACGGTGGGAAGAACGGTGGGAAGAACGGTGGGAAATACGGCGGGAAGAACGGTGGGAAGAACGGTGGGAAATACGGTGGAAAAAATGGCGGAAAAAATGGCGGAAAAAATGGCGGGAAGAACGGTGGGAAGAATGGACTTTTTCTGGTGTAGTTAATAGCCGAAAGCAGCGGAACGACAACGCCGGTCGCTGGGTCCTGTGCGGTTACGTCGTTCTCTTCCGACGAAACAGCAGTTGTAACGTTAGTAACCGCTCCGACAACGAATCCAGCATTAGTAATAGTGGTGTCAGCCGTTGAAGATTTTACTCCAGTTACTGTAGGAGCTTCCTTTTTTCTAGTTCCAGACTTGTCACCAGTAGCCATATTATGCCGCCAAGTCGCCTATTAATAGCCAGATGTCCGTTCCTGTCTTTACCAGTGTCCCAGATGACCACTGGGCGCGTAACTTCAAGCCTGGAGTGGCATTAACGGTAACGCCAGCGGCGGCAGCAATTGTTAACGCACCGGCACCCTGTCGCACAATCTCAACCTTATCACCTATAGCGAATGCTGCCGTCGCATTTGACGGAACCGTTACGGTCATGGGGTTGGCGTGATTCATCATAATTGTTTCTGCTAGATTCGATAGTGCTAAAGTCAAAGCGGTGACGGCTTGCGTATTGATTGTTGCGCGAAATTTGATATTGCCAGTGACGGTAAGTGTACCAGTTACTGTGACCGTAGCGGCAGAGAAGTCTCCGCCGATAAGAGGCGTAGATGTGGAAGAGTTTGCGATGTAAAGTTTGTTGGAATCAGTTTCAGCCGAACCCGCACTATAACCAATAAATACGCTTCCCGAACCAGTGACGTTTGTTTTTCCTGCGTCAAAACCAATGGCGACGTTGTTAATACCAGTGGTGTTGTTGCGCAGGGCATCACGACCAGTAGCAGTGTTGCTAGTACCAGTGGTGTTGGCGTAGAGGGCACTAGCACCAGCAGCAACGTTATTGCCACCAGTGGTGTTGGCGTAGAGGGCACTATCACCAGTAGCGACGTTTTTGTTACCAGTGGTGTTGTAGTAGAGGGCACTAGCACCAGCAGCAACGTTATTGCCACCAGTGGTGTTGGCGTAGAGGGCACTATCACCAGTAGCGACGTTTTTGTTACCAGTGGTGCTGTTGTAGAGGGCGTAGTAGCCAGCAGCAACGTTACTGTCACCAGTGGTGTTGTTACGAAGGGCACCAACACCAGTAGCGGTGTTGAAACTACCAGTGCTGTTGGAGAGGAGGGCATGAGAACCAGTAGCGGTGTTACGGCCACCAGTGGTGTTGTTGACGAGGGTGACTTGACCAACAGCAACGTTATAACTGCCAGTGGTGTTGCTGAAGAGGGCGTAGTAGCCAGTGGCAGTGTTAGTCTGACCAGTGGTGTTGGAGTAGAGGGCTTGGTAGCCAACAGCAACATTATTAGTACCAGTGGTGAGAGCGTTGAGGGTTTCAAAACCAATAGTCGTGTTGAACGGGGTTGCAGCATCAGCAGACCCTACGGCAGCAGGAGCATTAGCAAGAACAAACGCAGTGGTAGCAAGTTGGGTCGTGTTTGTCGCGACGGCGGCAGTAGGAGCGGCAGGTACACCAGTGAACGTAGGGGAAGCAATATTTGACTTCAAATCCAGTGCGGTCTGTCCAGCAGTAGAAACAGGCTTAGCAGCATCTGTCGTGTTATCTACTGAACCTAAACCGACATCACCCTTAACGATTCCGGTGGGTGAGTTGACGGTTGGGGATGTTAGGGTTTTGTTCGTCAACGTTTGCGAGCCTGTTAGCGTGGCAACATCGGTGTTTATGGCGAGTGTATTGCCTGTTTTCGTTAAACCCGCACCTGCTGTTATTTGCCCAGCGCCAGAAAATTGAGTGAGTGTAAGCGCAGTTGTTGCGAGTGTAATAGGGTCAGCCGTGGTTAGCACGAAACCCATTGACGCAGATACCGTGCCTTCTGAAACGAATGTATACATGCCCGATGTAACGTCCGTGCTGGTTGACGCATCGGTTGAGCGCGAAGCCACACCAGATGCAACCACGACATAAATTCCGTTTTCGGCACCAGCAGTCTGATTCTTAAGTAAGACTCTGTCGCCAGTTGCGACTGTCACGCCGTCAATTACCGAAGCATTAATAAGTGCGGTGGCGATAGCGATGTCGGCAGTAGATGCCACACGGACAGAATCTTTAATATCTAACCCTTGTTTTATCGCATCCGCATAACTCTTGGTCACCGCATCCGTAGCATTGGTCGGGGTGGGTACGGTAACGGTTCCCGTAAAAGTAGGTGAAGCGAGGTTTGCTTTTGTTGTCAGGTCAACTTCCCCCCACTCTACGCCAGTTGTTGCGGCCGAGTTAGCCTTGAGGAAGTAACCATTAATGCCGACTGCCAAACGGGCTGGGGTATCATTAGCCGTACCAACAATCAAATCGCCCTTAGCATCAATAAGCGCTTCAAGTATTGCATCGGCACTAGCCGTGACGACACCCGCTGCAACAGCGGCGGTCACGAATTCTGTTGTGGACAACTGGGTGGTATTCGTTCCTGCTGTTGCAGTAGGCGCAGCAGGCACGCCAGTAAATGTCGGACCGGCAAGGTTGGACTTTAAATCCAGTGCGGTCTGTCCAGCAGTGCTGACTGGTTTTCCTGCGTCGCTAGTGTTGTCTACATTACCTAAACCGACCATTGTTTTGGTTACGCCAGAGACAGTTCCCGTGAATGTTGGGTCAGCAAGGTTTGCTTTTAAATCATCTGCTGTGGTCACAAACGCCGTGGTGGCAAGTTGAGTTGTGCTATCCCCGGCTGCCTCCGTGTTGGATGTCATGTTGTCCGCCACACCAGATGATGGTGTCCCCAGTGCGCCCCCAGAAACAAGGTTTCCTGACGCGGTACCAGTCAATGCCGCAGTGATAGTACCCGCAACGAAGTTCCCCGAAGCATCACGGGCAACAATAGCGGAAACAGTATTGACGCTCGTGGCGGTAGTAGCAGAGTTTGAAACTTTTAATGCCGTTGAAATCGTCGCAAGTTTAGTATCCACGATATCTGCGGCGGAGTTGATATCTGCGTTTACGATACTGTCGTCAACGATATTCGCAGAGGCAACCGTGATTGCGGTTGGCAGCGCACCAGTTGCCAACTTTGAGAGGGCGATAGCAGCAGATGCGTCTATACCAGTGTTAACAATACCCGTAACATTTGTCATCACGCCAGAAACGGGCGTGCCAAGGACGGGGGCGACGAGTGCTTGTCCGTTTGGTAAAGTCACAGTTCCACTAAAAGTAGGTGAAGCGAGGTTTGCTTTTAGCGACATGTCAACAGCCGCCGTGACAACACCAGTTACCCGCCCGTATGAATCAACGCTCACCGATTGTGCGAAACTGGTTCCAGTTGTCCCTGTGCTATTTGATTGCGAAATAGAAGCAAGGTCAATGCTGTCAGCGTTAATAACAATTCTGGCAGACGAGGCTGTTGCGACATCTAAAACTAGTCCATTTTTTACCAGTCCGCTTCCGGCGAGCGTCGTTGATGTTCCACTAAATTGTGTAAAAGTAAAATCATCCGTCCCCGGGATATGTCGTTCACTGGTGCCGGTACCGACGGATGTCAATACAAATCCCGTTGATTCGTTGGTACTCCCAGTTGTAACGTATACCGCTTCGCCGGTGTTAAGGGCTCCAACAACGGTGTCTTGGTCAAAATCCGTCGCTCTGGTAATAACCCACGCAACGCTTACGCTTCCCTGTGCCGTAACTGTATAAATACCGTTATGGATAGCCAGCGCCTGGTTCTTTACAAGTATTCTATTTCCAGTTGTGGCATTCAGCCCGTCAATGAGTAAACGAACAGTAGTGTCACCCGTAAGGGTAGCACCAACCCCAGATGCTCCATTGGAATATATGGGGGTATTCGGTAATGCGGTCGCTGTTGCATACACGACCGCATCGTGCCAGTTGATTCCAGCGGCTAGGGCATCTACATATGATTTAGTAACCGCATGGCTGGAAGAAGTAGCAGCACCAGAGAGAGAAAGGCTCGTGCCGGTTGCCACCCCAATGTCCGGGGTGGTTAAGGTTGGCGAAGCAAGTGGTGCCTTAGTATCAATTTGCGTTTGAACGGCAGAAGTAACCCCATCCAGATAACCAATTTCAATGTCGCTAACGCCTGTAACTCTTGCCTGAATCGCGGCTGTATCAACGGCGACCGTTGGGGTTGCGCCTTCGCCGGTGTTGTTGGTAATCGTTACACCAGTGCCCGCAACCAGACTTTGGACATACGAACCAACGGTGTCAGTTGAGAGGTTTACGGCATCGTTAATCCATACCGTGCCATTCCAACGAAGAAAGTCTCCGTCGGCAGCGGCGGTAATAGTGACATCGCCGAGGTCGTTGATTGACGCACCTGGAAGGTTGGCGTTGGAATACGACAATGACGTCCACGCTGTGGAACCGTTGCCAATTTTGAATTTGCCAGTATTTGACTCGTAGCCAATTTCGCCGGATGCAAGAGTAGGGTTGCCTGAAGTCCAAAGTGCCGCTGTATCCCGTCGAAGTAGAATTCTTTTAAAAGCCATTAAGCACTTCCTCCGTCAATAGTTAACGCATCATCTGTTATTACCGTGGTAGCGGAACCTGCCTCTATAACGGCATTTGCCTGAGACCTAGCCCATACTGAACCACTCCATGACCACAGTTTCCCGCCCGCCACAAACTTATCATTTGTTGATGGGGATACAGGAAAGGTTATGACCATAGCCTTCCCATTATGACATATAAACCGAAACCTGAATCGCAGGGTTTCAAAGACTTTGCTGGCCTATACCATGCTATAGGGCTTGTAACACCAGAAATATTTAACACTGCACGGACTCGCTAAAGTTTGCGCCAAAATTCCAAGCCCGAATAGCGGCGGATTGTGTCTTCTGAAAGGACATCTTCGGTCTTGCGCGAAATCTTCTCAATCTTGGGGCGCACTTTATGGAGGTCTTTGATGCCCGTGATTGGAGACATTTCGGATATTCCCGATGGGTCAACAATATTCTGGTATTCGTGGTCAAACGCATCAATCTCAAGGAAGTTGTATATTCGTTCAATTTGGTTTTTGGTATCTGATATCAGGTCCTCATATTCAACGAACAGGAATATATCTCGTAAGTCGGGGTTGAGCGCCAATTTCATACCATTGAGACAGATAGGGATATCTTTGTCGTGGCGCATTAACCACTCCGCTCGTCTATCCGCGAGAGCACCAACCGGAACTGTCTCTATCTGCACCTGTTTGTCTATTGAGTTCCCTTCGTTGCCTTTGACGGAAGTAATAATGGTGTTGAACGACGCGAGAATATCAGGGATAGAACGCACTGGACAGATGATTTTAGGCTTCTCTGCAATGTATGTTTTGAGCAACGACACGCCGTTTGGGGTTTGCCAGTTCAGGTTTTTGTCCACAACGAACTCGGCTTCGCTGTCAGCATAGAACGCATGGGGCGTATTGGCGATAGCCCTAGCGATACCTTCGTCTTTGCGATGGTCAATGTTTTCTGCCGCGTCAAAAGCGGCTGTTTCCATTGACATCAATCGGAACAGTGCCGATGCCGGGGACACAAGTATATTTTTATTCTGGTTTAGAATTGAAGATAGTAAAGTTGCGCCAGAGCGCTGAAGTCCGGCGAGGGCAAAGAAGGTTTTGGTCATGACATCATACTGCCCTTTGATTTAGGCGTTGGCGGCGATGTGTGCCTTACCCGCCTTGATTGATGCCGTGAACGCAGTCTTGCTACCCGTGTCGGCAATGATGGAATCTTTCGCAAGCATGATTTCAAGATGGTCGGTGTTTCTCTTGATAGTCAAGCCGACTTCAACTGTATATGGCTTGGCTTTTTCTTCGTTGATGACGATGACGCTGTCACCCATTGCCGAAATGTGCTGGGCGATTTGCTCTGCTGTCTCTTGCTCTGGGATGATTGCTCCTATGTTTGTTTGGATTCTAGTGCTGCTACCTTAGCAGACAATTGTTTCATTTCTGCTGACATCTCCTGTATTGCTTTAACTAGCACTGGTATTAATCTACCAGGTGATGCCTCAAGACGCTCGGGATTACTCCTATAGGTTAATGCTAGTGTCTCATGGGCGTTTATCGCATCCTCAACTGCCATCAGGTCTTGGGCGATGAAACCGATATCTGGGACCCCAACTTTGGCACCGTCACGCATATTCCATTCAAAGGTAACTGGTTTTAGTATGTTCACGAGTTCTAGCCCATACACCGATTCTTTGATGTTGGTCTTGTCTCTTTGGTCGGATAGTGCGGTGATGGATGTTACTTGGCAGCGAAGGGTTGCTATTGACGAGTTTCCTAGAGTGATTTCGTTGGATACCGTTGTCGTTGTGGCAGTAGCACCGTTTCCGACACCAGTATTATTAGCACCACCAGTGAGAGCAGTGAGAGCATTGAAACCAATAGCGGTGTGGTTGGAGCCAGTGGTGCAGGCTCTGAGGGCATCCTTGCCGACAGCAACGTTATCGGTGCCAGAAGTGTTGGCAGTAAGGGCAAACGCACCAACAGCGGTGAGATTACTAACAGTAGTAACAGCTTTTAAGGTTTCAGCTCCAAGAGCAGTATTGCTAGCACCTGTGGTATTTGAACTGAGGGCTAGATAGCCAGTAGCAGTGTTATATGTGCCTGTGGTGATGCCCCCCGATGCGGCATTTATCCAATCCGTACCATTAAATGTAAGAACTTGATTTGCGAGCGCGTTTGTGATGACGACATCCGCCAAGTCCCCTATATCAACAACACCATCGTCTAAACCAGTTAATTGCAACCACGCCGAAGAAAAATAAATGAATAAGTCAAGCGTGTCTGATTGAAACCACAGGCCGCCCTCTAATGGGCTCGTCGGTGCCGTGACGCTTACCGATGCACCGCCACTGATATTGACCCATTCCGTGCCATCGTAAGTAAGAACTTGATTTGCGAGCGCGTTTGTGATGACGACATCCGCCAAGTCCCCTATATCAACAACGCCGTCGTCTAAACCAGTTAACTGCAACCACGCCGATGTGTAATAAATAAATAGGTCAAGCGTGTCTGACTCAAACCACAGGTCACCTACCGTTGGGTCTACTGGCGCTGTATCGGCGACCGAGGCACGACCTCCACTTACTTCGTTCCATGTACCATTAGACCGGAAATAGAAAACATCATTAGCCGCGTCAACGGCGATAGCGCCATTGGGTAGCGCCTCGGTTGGCGTGCCAACGGTTGTTAGGGTAACGAGCCCGGCGAGCGCAGCAAAGACATCATCGGTCGCAAGGGTGTCGGCATCACTTCGGTAGAGAGTCGTATCCCCGGCTGCCGACCCAGAACCCCAAGTAAGTTTTCCGCCCGCATCAATTCGCACTCTGGCTTGGGTGTCATTGATAACCCTTGTTTGTACCGCGACATCCCCGGCGTTCAGTAAGTCAATAACGCTTACGGGTGTACCTACAAATTTTGCCATGCGAATTCAGCCTCAACTGTTTTCTAAATAATTCGCACCCCTCAAGGTGCTATGTGTGTTTTAACCTATAACAACAATCTGGTAAGCGCCCGAGGCTGGTGCGACAGAGAAAGTCACAGTAACCGTGTTGCTGTCTGTTCTTGCCTGGTCGGCGATAACTGTCTCGCCAGTAACAACATCATACACTTGAACCATCACATCGGTGGTACTGAAAGCGTGGATAACGGTCGTTGATGTGGCAGCGGCACATAGTTTTACAACTTTACGAGTAAGAACGGGAACGCTAACACCGCCACCCTGCGACCCACCGTCGGCAAGGTTTGTACGAGCATCAGAAGAAGTTGACGCACCGGTACCACCGTCTAATACTGCGACATCAGTACCCGTCCATACACCTGTTGTAATCGTGCCAAGTGTCGTGATGGATGACTGTCCAACATAGGTTGAAGCAATATCGACCGCATCTGAAGTGATTGCCGTTCTACCGGCAACAACATTGACACTTAATGTATTGCCATCTTTGTTAAGACCCGCGCCAGCAGTGATTTGACCCGCACCAGAGAACTGTACCCAATCAATTGCGTCTGTTCCTACCGCGATGGTTCCGTTAGAGGTTACAACCCAACCAGAGTCAGCGTTTATTGTGCCCTGTTCTACGAATGTAAATGTCCCACCCGAAACTTCGCCAGTATCAACTGTTCCGTTTGCGTCAGTAGCGCGAACCGCTGCGCCGGTTACCTGAACGACATAGATGCCGTTTTGTGATGCTGTACTTTGGTTTTTTACGAGAACTCTGTCACCGGTAACAAGCGTTATGCCATCAATTACATCGCCGTTTTCTAGTTCGTTTGCAAGAACGACGTCTCCAGTTGTGGCAACCACCACCGACGCTTTAACATCAAGACCTTGACGGGCGCTATCTACATAACCCTTCGTAGCGGCATGAGCAGTTTGCGACGGAATGGCAACTGAGATATTCCCGTTAACATCGCGGAGAACAAGTTTGTTGGCGGTTGCGGACGCTGTGGCGTCGGCGAGTTTTGTGAAATCTGCCGCGGTCATCAAACCGGCGGCGCTACCCGAAGCAAGGTTTAGTGTAAGAGTTACTTCGCCGTTTGATTCGTTAACCGTTAACGCTGTTGAATAGGAGCCCCCCGATACAATAGAGTTGACAAAAAGCTTCCACGTACTCCCCGAATAGACCTCAATTGAGTCTGTCGCGGAGTTGTAGTACATCCGCCCCTCAAAGAGCCCGGATACTGGTGGGTCTGGCAGAACCTCAAATGTGGCATTAACAATCTGGTTCTTATTAAGGTCAATATTTGTTACAAATTTTAGTGCCATGGACCCTGCCTTAAGTCAGATATGCGAAACCAGAAAAGGGCACCGTAAAATTTACGGTAACCTGAATATCACTATTGTACACCACTGTCCCAACACAGACTGTTCCCCCGCTATCCACAACAGTGACTGACGGACGTCCGCCAAGAACGTGGTCAATAACCCACGACGCCGAAGCGGAACCCTGCGCGTGAACATGGCGACGGGTATTTCCGGCCGCTCCGGCGAGCCTAACGGTGACCAGATTGGCAACATCTTGGTCAATAATAACCTGGTTGGCCGCATCTTGGTCGATAAGAATTTGATTTGGCACCGTCATCGCGTCACCTCGGGTGCCAAAGTAAAGTTCCCCTGTATAAGTCTTGACACATTGCCACTAACATCAAGGATTTCCAGGTCATAAACGCCACTAGTTTCAATAGCTGCCGTTACCGTGTCGCTCATGCTGAGGGTAATCCTGCCTATCGCGCCCTCAATCGCAATTCTCCCATTTTCGGTCGTAAGCTCGACTATCACGGTTGTCGATTCAATAGTTCTACGAACCTGCATCCGGGCGGTAAAGTGTTCAAGGTTCATGACCGTATATGTCGCCCCAGTGGGGTCAACAAGCAGGTCTGGTTCCTGGACATCCAGTACGCGACCAAATGTAGAGCCGGCCTCACATAAAATGTTGTATGTCCCAGCTATCAAAAGTTACTCCTAGTCATCGTCTCAATGAATTATATGCTAGGAAGCGCCTCCAAAAAGGACAGTTTGTCTAAAGAATAGAAGCTGAGTCCTTGTTTGGGCCAACCTTCTTCAACCCAAGACCAGCCGCTACCGATACCGCCAGTGCGACAACACCGACCTTGAGATTTGCTGAATCCGTCAATGACTCGTATGACAAGCCCGCCGCCGTAGATGCACCGAACCATGCCGCCACGAATACCGTAACTGCATTCTCTGCCAACTCTTTAATAAATTTGATGCTCATAATGTCTCCTGTTTCAAATGGATACGACCTCTCCAATCATACATCTTTTTGTTTATCCGTGGTGCGTGCGCTCGTCTGGGTGTCGGCCTGAAAGTAAAGCGTTTTATGGAATATCGAGGGCGAAGTCTATAAAACGTAGTATTATTTAATAGCTACCTATCAATTATCGTAGTTAGTCCACCGGAGACCCGCATGTCTAAAAATATTACAGGGTTTCGGGTTTTTGCCACGATTCTTATTGCCTCCGTGGTTTTAGTTATGTGTACGTCAAGGGCGACCCGTGCTGCTGATGTCTTAATCAACCCGAACTTTGCATTTGACGGTGGCGGTTGGACTGGAGCAAACACAGCAGGAGTAGGCAACCCGGCCTGCTCGGGTGGACTCCCCAATATCGGAACTTGGACTGTTAATGCGCTGTCCTTCTCGTATGCCTGGTCAACGGTAACTCAGGCAATCACCATCTCTACCCCGTCTACGGTGTTTTTTGACTGGTCGTCTATAAACCGTGGTGATGCTTCTGGGGCTACCGCACGAGTCACGCTTGCCGACACTAATGAGAGTCTAAACACGGGATTGATAACCTCGCCTACAAGCGGCGTATCAAGAAGCCTTGGCCCCATCACAACAACATCCGACAATGAAACGGTAACAATATCAATTTATGGCAAGGATTCTGTTGGTTGGGATGGTTGTTATGGGACACAATTTACCGTAAGTGCGCTAGATGTAGTACCTGTTAGCCCGCCGACTACAACCACAACAACTCTAGACAATATCGGTGCGCCAACTAACTTAACGGCAACTGATATCGGAACTGCTATTCGTCTTGACTGGAGTGCACCGTCGGGTGGTGGGTATCTGCCCGAAAGATACGCAATAAGTTTGAACACAGCGGGACAAAACGGCTGGGGTGTTGCTACTGGAAATGTCGGCGGTACAAATGCTTTGAATACGACTTACACAATCAGTTACTCATTGCTTGAAAGTTTGATGCCAAGCGGAACCACTTGGCTATTCCATATTCGTTCAGACAACGACACATTTTCAAAGTACTCTGCAAACTCAAATGTTGTATCAATTCAAGTTGGAACCCCTTTGACTACTACAACTACGACCGTTCCCGAGACTACAACTACAACTACTGTCCCTGAAACAACTACTACAACTACTCAGCCCCCTGAGACTTCAACATCCACAACGACAACGACAACATCATTACCCCCAGAAACAACCACAACTCCGGTCGCCACAACGCCCACAGTAGAAACAGTCCCCCCAACCACAACAACGACCACAACAACGACAGAAGTCCCAACAACGACAACATCCGAGCCTCCTCCGATTCCGATAGATACGACAACTACGCTACCACCGCCAATTGCGCCAACAACAACCGTGCCTCGTGCGACGACCGTTGCTCCGACGACCACGACAACGACAACGACAACAATAACCCCGACAACAACGACAGTCACCCCGCCCACGACTACTGTCCCAGCCATTATCCCCGTCATAGTGGCGGGAATTAGCACAATTGAAAGTCAATCTGTCTCTAGCGAGCAGGTTGCGGAAGTCGTTACCGAGGTCTTGAAATCAGGCGTATCATCAGAACAAGCAACCGAACTCGCCTCTAGCGCCAAGGTTCTGGAATCCATCTCAGGAGACCAAGCAACCGAAGTGTTTGCCTCGGTATCAGTAAGCGAGTTGACCGCAGAAGACGGACAAGCAATCGTGGATGCCGTTCAGGACGCGCCGACAGAAGTCAGAGAAGCCTTTGAGGAAGAAGTAGATGTCTTCGCCGGGGTGTTTGATGAATATGTTCCGACAACATCGACCATCAGTGTTGGGGTTCGTCGCAGCGTGATTGCGGTAAACTTGGTAGCGAGTGTCGCCGTGGCGGCGGCGATGGGCGCAAGCGGCGGAAATACCCCAAGTACCCCAAGTCCTAGTTCTTCCCCGATGCAACAAAATATTGCGGCAAGAAAAGAAGAAGAAGAGCAAGAGGGTGGAGAAATAGCCGGAGATGGCTCCGACTGGTTAAGCCAGTTGAGTATTTTTGTTATAATTGACGGTAGGCGCGTATTTAGTTGGAGGGCACTTATGAAGAAATTTACATACGCGTTGCTGAACATGGGGTTCACTATCGCTGGCGCGGTCGTTCTTTACTTCACGCTTTCGGGAACCATCCAAATGATTGCCGTAACCGCTTTTGGACTGGCCCTTATTGCCCAAATGTTCGTAGCCATGAAGGAGCCTGACTGATGCCCGTCGCATGGAATTATATAGTTGCGGTAAAATTGCCGTCCGACCTGAAGGGGGTAACGCCCGGTAAGTTGTCAGAAAACCTGCTTAAGCCCGCATTGGGTGGTGGAAAACTTCACTGGCTTGCCTGCGCCGCATGGAACGCTATGGTTCTAAAAGCCAAAGCCGACGGAATTGTCCTCAAACCAACGTCATCTGGAGACACATATAGAAGTTACGACCTACAAAAGGCCGGATTTCTAAAACGCTACCAGTTGGCATTAATTGCAGGAACCAGCACTAAATCATTTGAGGGAAAGACGTGGTATCTAAAGAAGGGCATGGCGATGCTTGCTACGCCGGGGAAGAGCCAGCACAATCTTGGCTTAGCAGTTGATGTCCATTCTGCGTCAGAGGCTAAAAGATTAAATTGGCTTATTGCCAATGTGAAGACTTTCGGTTTTTCTTGGGAAGTTGTTCCGTCTGAACCTTGGCACATAAGGTACGTAAACGGCGACAATCCCCCTGTGGCGGTAGTCGAGTACA